AGTCACACCACCAGGACACACTCATGTCAGTCGCTATCAGTCAGGCACAAAAGCAACGTTACAGAATCACCCTGGATCTAGAGGTGATGGAAGACTTCAACCCACATAACATTGATTGGGAGAACCTCTTTGAGCTAGAGGGAAATGAGCAGTTGATTGATAGTTATGTCGAGGACCTGAGTAATCCTGTCCGCTGGTAGTTTGACAGACTAAACAAAGACATTAAGGGATTCTATAGACCTGCCAAAAGGGATTGACAGGGGCGGGGAAAGGTGCCATACTATAAGTATGAACAAAGCAACCAACACCATGAACGCCACCGCTCCTGAAACCTACAACGGTTGGGCAAACTATGAGACCTGGAACGTTGCCTTATGGTTGGGCAATGATGAGAACCTTTATGGAATCGCGCAAGGTTGGGCAGAGCACGGCTATAAGTCACTCTCGCACATCCTGATGGAACTTAACAGCACAACACCCGATGGAGTTAAATGGAACGATGAAAACTTAGATATCGCAGCACTCAATGAAATGTTATTAGATCTCTGATACTTAGCACAGGGGCAGTTATTGACACTCTGCCCCATATCTGCTATAATCATGATGACACTTATGGACAGTGTTTATGGGGCGTTTGTTGATGCCGCCGGGGGGCGTGATAAAAACGCTTAACTACCCTAACCTACAGAGGTGACAGATCGCGAGAGATATATAAAGCGACTTACGAATCCAAAAAGGAAAAAAAAATTCCGCGCAAAAAAATTTTATGGAAAAGGTTTATCACATCTATGCAAAGGAAGAGTGTTTATATAACAATCTAAATGAAGTACAATTTAATAAAACATGGAACGCCCTCAACGGTATGGTTGGTCTAATGAAGACTGATTACACCTTTGAGGATTTATCATATGAGGAAGTAATTCGGCACCATGGAGGTTGTGGTACGGGTTCTTCTACAGAACCTATAGGAGATGAATCATATTGACAACCTACATAAACACTGATATAATTGAACTGAAGTAATTTCAAAGACATGGCAAAAGGATTTACTGTAAAGGCAAAAGCGCCAGTAGCAAAGAAAGCAGAATGGGACATTGATGGTATCAAAGCCCGAATGAAAGGAAAGACAATTGTATTTTGTTTACCAGGACGAGGATGTTCATTTACCTTCCTGAAGAACTTTGTACAACTGTGCTTTGATATGGTACAGAATGGAATGAGTATTCAGATTAGTCAAGACTACTCATCTATGGTTAACTTTGCACGATGTAAGTGTTTAGGAGCAAATGTATTACGTGGACCTAAGCAAGTTCCATGGGATGGTAAGTTACAGTATGATTACCAACTATGGATTGATAGCGACATTGTGTTTAACACAGAGAAGTTTTGGCAACTGTGTGATATGGCACTTGCAGAAGATGGAACAGAGAAAGAGATTGTTGGTGGATGGTATGCAACAGAGGATGGAGTTACCACATCAGTAGCACATTGGTTAGAGGAAGAAGAGTTCCGTACTAATGGTGGAGTAATGAACCACGAAACAGTGGAATCAATCAGTAAGAGGCGTAAGCCCTTCACTGTAGACTACACAGGTTTTGGATGGGTGCTCATTAAGAAGGGAGTATTTGAGAATCTTGAATACCCTTGGTTTGCTCCTAAGATGCAAGTATTTGAGAGTGGTAATGTACAGGACATGTGTGGCGAAGATGTGTCGTTCTGTTTAGATGCAAAGGAAGAAGGCTTTGAGATCTGGTGCGATCCACGTATCAGAGTTGGTCACGAAAAAACTCGCGTTATTTAAGAGGTAAATTATGGCAATTATGAGTGGTGGGAATTATGTTCCTGCAAAACCGAAAAAGACTCGTCAAGGAAACTCGCAAAACACTTTGTTATCCGCGACTTCTCGTAACAGTAAGAAGAAGCGTTATAGAGGACAAGGAAAATAAGTAAATATATACATCAGTTATTAACTTTTGTATGCCTTGTTTGATTGCGAACCTTCCCTCATATGAGGTATGGGTAAGAAAAGAATATCTCACAGACCATCAATCAGGTCATGGTGAATTTGTAAAGGGCGTCTGGGTATCGGTTAAGTCGATACCTGGGCGTGCTTTTTATTTTGAGACATATTTACCTGAATATGCAGCAATGTATGATAAATTACCAATTAGTGCATTTGTTTCATCACCAGAACTACCAACACCTGATATGGAATTACATAATTTACAGTTTTGGAATTGTATGGACTATGGAGTTACTGTAGTACAGAAACAATTTGTTGGTAGTATGCACTATGAATGCTATACCCGTGATTATGGCCCACAAACGGGTACATATATTTGTACAATTGATAATTATCATCAAGATCCTGATGCCGTTGACTATGCAACAAGTGAAAATCCATCAGAACATAAGTCACATAACCTGATTGAACTAGATAATGGGCAGTTTGCACTGTATCCTAACAATAGGACACGAATTTATGACAATAGTTTGACACCTGAGGAACCAAAGATTCCAGATTTTAAGGTTTCAACTGTATATTATCAAGTTGAGAATGGTCATGACCGTGATGGACTTGGAAATGATGAAAATTATTTCTGGAAAACTGCCAAAGAACGTAAAAATATTGAAAATTCACCCGAAATTCCCGATTTTTAGAAAAATGAACGATTTTTTAGACAACTTAGCTAATGATCAGCATCAAAAGATGCTTCGTGAAATTGCAAATGATGATTTGACACCAAAAAAACGTGATAAAAAGCAAGAAACTGAGATTTTTGAAAATCAAACTAAACCTGAACCACTTTACGAATAAAAAATTATAATATCGTTGATAAATAATACATAATTGCCGTATTGTTGTGCCTCTAGAAAGGGTAAGTCAAGGATTTAAAGATATTAGTATGAGTTTTCAGACTAATCCTCTGACAAAAGACTTGATTGCCATGAAAAATGAAAATGCAATTGCAAGATCAGTTAAAAACATCGTATTTACGAATCCTGGAGAGAAATTTTTCAAACCAAAATTCGGATCTAGCATTTCAAACTCTCTTTTTGAAAATGCAGATGACTTAACTGCAATTCAGATTCAAACTCAAATAGAAGAATCGGTTCAGAGGTATGAACCGAGGGTTAAATTAAGAACCGTTGATGCTAATGCCAATATAGATGGCAATTCATTTGATGTCGTTATCGTATATGACATTATAGGAGCGGACATTCCAACACAACAATTAGAATTCGTATTGCAACCAACAAGGTAAGATGCCACTAGTAAATTTTACAAATTTAGACTTTGAAGAAGTCAAATCGACTCTCACAGAATATTTAAAATCAAATTCGAATTTTACGGATTATGATTTTGAAGGTTCTAACTTATCATCAATTCTAGATGTATTAGCATATAATACGTACATTACTTCGTATAATGCCAATATGGTGGCAAATGAAGTTTTTATTGATACTGCAACTCTAAGAGAGAATGTAATAGCTCTTGCAAGAAATATTGGATATACACCTAAATCAAGAAAAGCAGCAACATCTTCAATAACGTTCTTTGTTGACACTACCAACATAACCCCCGTACCAGCATCTCTAACGCTTCGTAAGGGGACCATAGCAGCGTCTCAGGGCGTCTTTGGTACTGGGTCGGGGTCATTCTGTATCTTAGACGATATAACCGTCCCTGTGGTCAATAAGATTGCTTCTTTCAATAATATACCAATCTATGAAGGAACCGTAGTAGAAAAGAATTTTACATATAGTGCTAGGAATCCTCAGCAAAAATTCATCTTACCTAACGTTGGTATTGATACTGAACTGATTAGAGTGGGCGTTAAGAATAATGCATCTTCTACAGCAACTGTAAAATATTCTTTACAAGATAATTTGTTTTATATTGGATCAGAATCAAAAGTTTATTTCTTACAAGAAGTATCTGATGAAAGATATGAACTTTTCTTCGGTGATGGAAGTTTTGGTAAAAAACTTGATGACCAGAATTATATTACTGTTACATATTTGACATCTAACGGAGATGCTGGAAATGGATTTTCACAATTCTCCTTTAATGGAAGAATAACTTATGCAAGAGATGGTAATGAATACACTGTTACTAGCGGAATATCACTTGTAACACCAGAATTTAGTTCTAGGGGTGGATCTGCGATTGAGGGTGTAGAGTCTGTTAGAAAATATGCACCAAAAATTTATTCAACTCAAAATCGTGCAGTAACCGCAGATGATTATGAAACTCTTATTCCAGCAAGAATATATCCAGATACTGAATCAATTTCGGTTTTTGGTGGAGAAGAATTAAATCCACCACAATATGGAAAAGTTTTTATTAGTATCAAACCTAAGTTTGGAGATTTCTTACCAAACCTAATTAAAGAAAATATTAAATTAAAACTAAAGAAATATGCAGTTGCAGGTGTTGTACCTGAAATCTTAGATCTTAAATATCTTTATATTGAGTTAAGTTCAAAAATTTACTACAATACCAATTTAGCATCGTCATCAGCTGATGTTTCTTCAATAGTTTCTACTAATGCCTCTAAGTATGCTAATTCTACTGAATTAAATAAGTATGGTGCTCGTTTTAAATATAGTAAATTTTTGAAAATTATTGATGATAGTCATCCATCAGTAACATCAAACATTACTATTATGAGAATGAGAAGAGATTTGAGAATTGTACCAAGTACAATTGCAGAGTATCAAATTGGATTTGGAAATCAATTCCACATTGCAAATAGTGGTGGATATAATATAAAATCTTCTGGATTTAGAGTTTTTGGAATTTCTGAAAATTTATATCTCGGAGACATTCCAAACTCAGAAGGAACATCTGGTTCACTATTCTTCTTTACTCTTCCAAATGTAGGATCTCAAAATCCATCTATTGTAAGATCTAATATAGGAACTATTGATTATATAAATGGAATAATAACTATCAATGCAGTTAATATTACTGCTGGTATAGAAAAAGATGGTCAACAAATTATTGAAATTCAAGCAACCCCACTATCAAATGATGTTGTCGGATTACAGGACCTTTATTTGCAACTAGATACTAGTAACAGTACGTTTGAAATGGTATCAGACGAAATTGCATCGGGATTAGATCCTTCAGCATCAAGCTATATCGTATCTTCTTCTTATGCAGAAGGTAATTTAGTTCGTGTTGGATCCCCAGACAATGTTACACCTACTGTAGTTACTACTGCAGATATTACTACTACTAATAATTCTTTCACTGGAACAACTTCGACTTCCGGTGCTTCTGGTGGATCATCAACACCTTCGGGTGCTGGCGGCGGTTACTAATTCAGAGATATACAAAAAAAATGGCAGAAACAAGAATCAAGTTTAGCAACATCGTTAAGAATCAACTCCCACTATATGTGGAGAATGAGTTCCCTCTTATCTCTGAATTTTTAAAACAGTATTATATTGGACAAGAATATAAAAGTGGACCTATTGATTTAATTCAAAATATTGATCAATATGTAAAACTAGATGAACAAACTTCAATAGATCATGAAGTAATTTTATCTGGTGATACTGATGAGTTTGCAACAACTATTAATATAAATCTTGATGATTCACCAAAAGGAACTACGGATTTTCCTAGTTCTTATGGACTTCTGAAGTTAGGTAATGAAGTAATAACATATACGGGAAAAACAATATCTTCTTTTACTGGATGTATTAGGGGATTTAATGGAGTAACTTCATATAAGTCAGATTCTAATCCAGGGGAACTTGTCTTCAGTTCCACATCAGCAGAAGATCATACTGATGGCGATACTATACAGAATTTAAGTTGTTTATTCTTAAAAGAATTTTTAAGCAAAACAAAAGTTCAACTTTTACCTGGATTGTCTGAGAGACCACTCTCATCTAATATTAACCAGAATTTATTCATAAAGCAAGCAAAAGATTTCTATACAAGTAAAGGAACGGATGAGTCATATAAGATTTTGTTCAATGCTCTTTACGGAGTAAATGTTGAAATTGTAAAGCCAAGAGAATATCTATTCACACCTTCAAATGCTAGAAATTTAGTTACTTCCAATTTTCTAATTGAACCAATTTTTGGTAATCCTTCAGAGTTAGATAGTAGAACTATATTTCAAGGGGATAATGATGAAACATATACTTCGATATATGGTATAGAAAAAATTAATGCAGGAACTGGAAAAAATTTCTTTAAACTCTCATATGATGATGGATATAATAGAGATATTAGAGTTCTTGGATCTACGACAGGTAACTTTAAAGTTGCACCAAAAACTCATATAATTGGAAATGTTTCTTCTGGATCAACGTTTATTGACGTTGATTCAACAATTGGATTCCCAAACTCTGGAACTCTTTATGTAGATTATCCCACAGGAGTTGCTAACCAAACTGGTATTGTATCCTATACATCAAAAACAATAACCCAGTTCTTAGATTGTAGTAATATTACCGAAACTTTAATCGATGGTGATACATTAAGTACAGAAGATTTTGCCTTTGTAAAACCAGACGAAAACAATTCATCAATTGTAGTTCGTCTTTCTTCAGTTCTATCTGGATTTTCAAAACAAGATGGAATATATGATTATAAACCAGGAGATAATTTTAATATAAAAACTCTTGGTATCGAAGACGATTCATTTAAATTTAAAAATTGGTTATATAACAACCCAGTAAAATATCTAATTGCGAATATTGAATTAATTGGAAATGTTTCTCCAAAAACATACAAATTAACTTTAAATAAAGATAATTATTTGCTACTTGGTGATAATGTAGTTATTACTTCGGCATCAGGTGCTGAAGTTTATAACGCAGAAGTTTCTGATATTATTTCATCTAAAGTTGTAACGATCAAGACTTCTGGTAATCTTATTATTGGTACAGAATATTACTTGCAACGAAATATAAGAAAAGCAACGTCTACATTTTTTCCACAAATTAACAAGTTTCATGCAAACATTCAGAATACTTATAAAAAACAATATGGAGATTCGATTTTAGTTGCATCAAACTCTTTACCTTCTTATAAAGAAAAACCAATTGTTGCAAATAAATCAATAAAAACTTTTAGTGGTACATTTGTAGGAACAACTTTAAATATAAAAAATCATGGATATTATAGTGGAGAATCTATATCATATACACCGCAAAAAGTTGTAAACAATGTAGATGTTGGTGATGGACAGATTATTGAACAATCTACAATTTTATCGTCATTGTTTGGTGGAGATAATGGTGGTGAAGGAATATATTATGTCTTCAGAGTAGATAACGATAATATAAAATTAGCAAGATCTTTAGCTAACTTATACACCTCAAAATTTGTAGTTATAGAGAGTACTACTACAGTTAGTAATAACATTCTAGAAAGATCTGAAACAAAAAATAAAAATATAGAGTCACAAAAACTTTATAGGGAAATTGCTACTCCTATCGATAGTGAAGTTAAAGTAGAAACGAAACCAGGTTCCACTGGAATTTTAGTTAATGGAGTTGAAATTTTAAATTATAAATCAAAAGATGTAATTCATACAGGAAGATTAGAAGAAGTTAAAGTATCTTCACCAGGAATTGACTTTGATGTAATTAATCCACCAGAACTAACTATAGTAGATCCAGTTGGAACTGGTGCATCAGGATTTCTTGCAGTCAATGGAAGTTTAAGAGAACTTAGAATTATTGATAGAGGATTTGATTTTACAGAAGTTCCTGTTGTTACGATAACTGGTGGGAATGGTAAAGATGCCAATGCTTTAGTTAATCTGAAGTTAATTTCACACTCTCAAGAATTTTTCTCTGATCCTCAATCAAATAGAGTTGGTTTAGGATCTACTCTGTCTACTATTGGATTTTCTACTTATCATAAGTTTAGAAATGGGGAACAGTTAGTTTATAAACCAAACTCTCAACAAATTGTTGGTGGACTTTCAACTGATGCCACATATTTTGCAGAAGTTATTGATGCTACTACAATTAAACTTCATGATACTGTTGGGGAAGCCATTAGTGGTATTAATACAGTTACATTATCTTTTAATGGTATAGGAAAACATACACTTGAATGTTCTTCTAAAAAAGCAGTTGTAGATTCTATTAATATTGTTAATAGTGGATTTGGATATCAAAATAAAAAAAGATCTGTTATTTCATCTGGAATTAATACTTCCTCTGATACTATTAATATAGAAAATCATGATTATAAATCAGGAGAGATATTACAATATTTTTCTGGAACTACAAACATTGGCGGATTAAGTAATGGGAATAATTACTATGCTACGGTAGTTGATAATAACAACTTTAAACTATCTGAAATTGGATCTGTAGATGATGAAACTTTCTTCTATAAAACCAAACAATATGTAGATTTTAGTTCTTCTGGTAGCGGAACACATCACTTCAATTACACTCCAATCTCAGTATCAGTTAAAGGTCCTGTTGGTATAGAAACTGTTACTGGAATTGAATCTAGTGCATATGAAGTCCAGGTTCAACCAATTTTTAGAGGAGAACTAACATCAGTACACTTATCCGACAAAGGAAATGGATATGGAACTAATGAGATTATCAACTTTAAAAAACCACCCAACATATCGATTGTTTCTGGAAAAAATGCTCAAGTCAAACCAGTAGTTTCCGCTGATGGAAGAATCGTTGAAGTAATTGTAAATAATGTTGGATCAGATTATACGTCTATTCCAGATGTAGACATACTCTCTTCTTCTGGAATTGGTTGTGTTTTAACTCCAATAATTGAAAATGGAATGCTACGTGAAGTAAAGGTTATCGAACCTGGACTTGGGTATATTTCTGGAGATGTTGATATTGAAATAGTTGCAACAGAAAGAGATTTTCAATTTATTCCTAGTCTGCAAACTTGGAGAGTCAATTTGTTTGAAAAATTATATAATAATAATTTAATCGGATCTGATGATGTAATTGTTAAAACGGCATTGAATGAAAATTTTGGATTGCAATGTTACTCATTATATGCTCCTAGAGCATTGAGACAAATGATTTATTCTGTTAGTGAGTCAGGAAAAACTCTTTACGGAAAATTAGATCTAAAATTAGTAAACTCTCAAGAAACAGAATTTACAGATCACTCACCTATTATTGGTTGGGCTTATGATGGAAATCCAATTTATGGTCCATATGGATATTCGAAAAAAGATGGGGGACTAGTAACCCTCATGAAGTCTAGTTACAAACTTAATACATCCCGTGTAAATGGACCACCAGTATCAGTTTTCCCATTAGGATTTTTTGTTGAAGACTTCACATATTATGAAAATGGTCATGATGATTATCTTGACAGAAATAATGGAAGATTTTGTATAACACCAGATTATCCAAATGGAACATATGCATATTTTTCAACAGTTAATCCAGATTCCGTAGAGTCTTCTGGAGTATTTGAAAACTTTAAACTTCCAACTTTCCCATATACTTTGGGTGACAAATACTATTCAACTCCTAATGAATTTAATTTCAAAAAATTATCAAATCAAGATGATTATGATATTGAATCTAATAATTGGTGCAGAAATACAGTTTCATATAATTTAAGAGAAGACGGGGTTGAGTACCCTTACATATATTCCCCAAACAATTTATCTCAGACTGGACAGATTGTATCTACAACTAGAGGAAAAGTTTCTAGAGTAGATGTAAAAAGTTCGGGAAATAATTATAAAGTCGGAGATACTTTAAATTTTTCAGATTCGGATGGAACTGGATTTGGAGCTGCTGGAAGAATTTCTAGACTGAAAGGTAGAGGTGTTAATAGTATTATTACGTCTACATCTAAAGTGTCAGACATAAAATTAATTCCTTCAAAAAAGAAAGGAACTTATATTGTAGAATCTACATCTCCCCACAATTTTAATGCATTAGATATTGTCAATATCAGTGGAATTTCTACAACATCATCAAAAATTGAAGGATTCTATACAATTGGTGTATCTAGCGAAAGATTTGCAATATCTGGATTCGGAACCACAGGAGTTGCTATTGGTGGGACAAGTGTTACTGGATTAGTAACGTTCTTTAATGTATCTTCAAGTCTAATTGGATCAAATATCGTACCTAATGATATTTTAGGTATTGGGACAGAAAGAGTAAAAGTTTTAAATGTAGATTTTAAAAACTCTAGATTTCGGGTTTTGAGATCCGTAGATGAAACTGTTGGTGGAATTCATACTATTGGATCTTTATTGATAGAGGATTCAAGAAGATTAACTATTAATTCTGGATTTAAAGCACCGTATGAATTTAAAAGAAATAAAGAAATCTACTTCGAACCA